TTGAAGGCTTGAAATGGCTGCATTAATTTTATTTTCTATAACAGCAACTGTAACAGTTGATGTATCAATAACAGCATTTACTGTTGAAGTATCTGTTATGGCAATTGGAATATCTGAGACGGGTTGGGAGGTAGTTGTAGCAGCGGGTACATCATCCGCATGTGCTTTATTAGACAGAAAAAGAAATAGCAACCCTGTTATAAACAAGGCTGCTATTATAAATTTAATCTTTCTGGTCAATTATTGACCTCCATGTAGAAGCGTCTACATGTCTATTATACCAGAATGACTATTTAATTAGTTATTATATTTTCAGTATTGCTTTCTGAGCCATATTCTGGAACTCCCGCTTCCTGATTTGCAACAATTGCATCAATTGGTGCTGCAGATACAATTGCTCCAAGTGCACCAGCCACTGATGCGTCAACAGCTTGATGATTTAGTCCTTCTTGAGATGCACCATCTATTGGTGATGCAGCAGCAAGTTCTTCTGCTTGTGCTAATTCATCTTGAAGTTTTGCAATAACAGCTTTAAGATGAGATATGTTGTACGGATGATGTTTATGAATTTTTGACATTTTTTCTCCTTTTATTATTTATTAAGACTTGTATACTGGACGACCAAAACCAACAACAGATGCCCAAAGATGCTTACCGTTATTGACTCTGTATCCACGAACATTTGATGCTACTTCTCCGCCATTATCTGGGCTTCCAGAAGGCTTGTGGTCTGGCGAAGTGTTTCCCTCAACAGTTGTAATTGTTCCATCTCCATTGTTATGCAATACAACGCCTACGTGTTGAACTGGACTTGTTGGAAGTGCATGTGGAATAAATGAAAAGAAAATCAAATCTCCTGGTTGAGGCGTTCCTGTAGCTGGATCAATAATTTGATGTGCATTTTTAAAAGCTTCATAACCCGCTGGAGTATAAACAACATTTGGTATTGTTACGCCCGATTGGTGGGCACACCAATTCATGAAACTTCCGCACCATGCTTGTCCATCATGGCCTGTGAACTTGCCGTAATCTGTTTCGTTATCTTTTGGTCCTTCAACAACGCCAACTTGTGACATTGCTACTTCTAGAAAACGTGCAGCAGATCCTTGTGGATGTACTGTTACTGGTGGTACCGCTCTTGCTGTTGCCATTTATTTTGCCTTTTTTTCTGTTATTTTTTTAGCAATTTTTTTTGCTTGCTTTTTTGCTTTCTCTTCTTTTGGAGTAAGCTTTGGAGCTTTTTTTGTTGTTGTAGATTTTTTTTGTTCTTTGTTAGCCATTTTATTCTCCTTTTATTCTTGCTTTCTACCTTCACCCTGTGGGTTGCGGCCTCCGCCCATTTTATCTGGTGCGTTTAGATTTCTATCTTTATCTCTTGCTCTTGTACCTTTTGCATCTGTTTTAGTTTCAGATGCATCTTGTGCATTAAGGTCTAATGGAACATCTCCGCCTTCAATTGGAGGTTTTCCAATTCTTGCTCTTACTTCATTTGGAAGAATAACTTTATTTACAAGATATGCAGAATCAATTCTTGATTGAGTTTCTTCATCTGTAAGTGCAAGCTCTTCAAATCTAAGCACAAATGCGTCTGTAAATTCAGCAATAATTTTATTAAGTTTGTATTCAAGTTCTTCTTGCATTGGACGACATACTTGCTCTTTAAATGTTTTATCTGCATCTTTAGCATTTGCTAGCGATACATTTGCAGGCATACCCAATTTAGATACTGGAACTCTATGTGCTAGGAGTATTCTATCTCTGTTTTCAATAGCATAATTATTAAATGATGAGTCTTGAACTCCCGCCTCAATTGGCTCCATATTAAATTCAACACGAGCATTTTCACCATCCGATGGAAGTGGAATATAAAGTGTTCTATGGTTTCTACCCTTTAATCCTGTTTGGAAGAACTCAAGTAGTTTACGCTCTGATTCATTTGTAAGTTTTGCACCCTTAACAGTAATAATATATCTAGGTACTGCTTTATTTTCAAAATAATCTAAATTAAAACGTTGTGCAAACTCATCTCCAGCAACTGCATTTTTAGCAGAAAGAATATCTGGGATACCATAATAAGTGTTTGATGGAGTAAACTTTTTAAAATGAATTACTTCATTTGGTTGTGGATCTGTACCAATTTGGTCAGGAGTTTCTGTGTCCCCAAAATTTCTAAAGAATGTGTAACGGTTGTAAACAACTTGCACAAAGCCATCACGGTGACGGCGTATACGCATAGTGGTACAAGGAATATGTCCAATATAACCTATCTTTCCAGTTGATGTGCGACCAACCTCAAGATATGCATTACCTGTTGCTTCTAAATCAGTGTAAACTTTTTTCATATTTTCTAAAAACGAATCATCTGAATTTAATGATTCAAGATACACCCTAAGGTCTTCTTTTCCTTGTTCAATCTTTGAACGAATTTTATCTAGTTTTTTAGGATTATCCATTACTTCTTCAACTTTTAATGTTGTTTTAAAAGTTTCTTCAAATTTATAACCTAATCCAATTACGTTTGCAACTTTAGCATTAACTGCTGAGTGATGATATGGAGATACATCATAAAGCTGTGATAAATAAAGCATGTTGTATGGAGGCTGAACTATTTGAAATAACGAATATCCAGTAAGATCTAGTGGGTCTAATTTCTTAGATTTTGCATCGCCTTTACCAGTAAATGATTTCTCTAATCTTGCTGCTCTACGCCTAAAATTTTCACTTAATCCTTCAGACTTTCTTATTTCTTCCCACTCAACATTAAATGGGTCTTCAAATGTTGCTTCTTGTTTAGCAAAAAGACCATAGTCAGCATTACTTAAGATTGAAACGTCTTCTCCATCTTCATCATTCATTATAGTCACATTATGATCCATATTATGCTAACCCCATCTCTCTTGCTTCTTTAATGTATTCCATCATTGCAGGCATATCCTGTGCATCTGGAATCATACCCATTGCAGCCCTAGCTTTTTGCTCTTCAAGTTCATCTTCTGTAACTTGACGGTGTCCAGAAAAGAAAAGAGGCTTACCTTCATCAAGGCCATAACTTTTTGCAGCAACTTTAAGCTTCTGAATTTGCCTTATATCACCTTTTACAGATGGAATACTGAGGGTATTGTCATCTTCATCACGCACAATAGATCCATCTGGCATCTGCCAAACATAAATTCCCCAGTTTACTTCTTCAATAGGTGTTACTTTCATTCTAGGCATAGTAAAATTCTACCACCTTACCGCCATAAAGCCTAAATTTTGTACTCATAAACGACATTTTTACTCTGTACCATCCGACATATACATATCATACCTATTGTGGAACCATGAGGGAATAGCATATCTCACACCGCTCTTCATTTTAGCAATAGTATGTACGTAGATAAAGTTAGATGGAAAAAATACTATTGAACCTGCTTTTGGCTTAAGAGTAATATTAGATTGCGGAAAACTAATTTCTCCACCCTCATAATCATCATTAAGGTATGATAATACGCTTAAAGATCTACTACTCACCCCTATATCCTGATGTGGTGGCAATTCTCCACCAGAAAAATATTTAAGGATATTTGGTCTTTCACGGCCTTTTAGATTAGCTCTGGCAAATGGGTAAAGGTTGTAGTATTCTTCTAACGCCTGGTCTACCGTGGTTGTAAGAACATTCCACAATTCTATTTCTTCATTATAAAATGGATAATTTGGCTGTATATCTTTTTTACTACTTAACCTAAATTGATAGCAAAATGGTTCACGCCCTTCATCTTGCCAAGGACTCCAAATTGATTGAAGGCCAGAATCTAACCTTTTTTTATCCAAATTTTCAATTTTATCAATAACGTTTTGAGGATTTGATATGGCATTTTCAATCATTACAAGTCCTATATCTAAAACTTTAACTTCCATTGTTTTCTCCTAACAGGTCTGGGTCAGCAAACTTTATATTTGAAGAATGGTGAAATAAAAATGTATATCTCAACCCTTCTGTTACTTCAGTTATACCATGTATATAGGTTGGATTTTTTTGTGGAAACATAACGCAAGAATATTTTACTGGCACATATTCAAAGTTTTTTTCTGGAAAATATATATTGCCTCCTTGAAAATCTGGAGGTTCATTTAAATATATAACCGTGCTCCATTCAATAAAAGTTTCTTTTTCAATATCATCTATATGTGGTGCACCAAAAGATCCTTTTTGCCATTTAGATGAATAGCCTTTTGTTGTATAAACATCATGATTAAGATTGAAAAGTTTTTTAATTTCAATATTTGATTTATCTGAATATTTTTTTAACAAGCTTAATATTGTTTTATTATATGGCAATGCAGTTCCACCATTTCTGTCATTATAAAATGGTGGATATGGATTTACCTCAGAAGGGTTATCTATTTCTGATATTATAGTTAAAGCATCTTTTTCTTCTATAAAATTTTCCATTACAAATATTTGAGACATTAAATCCTGCTTCCATGATTATAAAACCTTAAATCATCAAGTTCGCCAACCTCTGAATCTAGGTAAAGAACGTCATCTAATTGATGATATATTTTTTTTATTGGGTATTTATTTGCATACTCAATACATCTTTCATAATTATTAGAAAGATCAATAAATCTATTTTTTGCGTTATGATACAAATCCCAAACTTCATTATAATGATGTGTTATTGAAAATGGCATATAGTCATAATCTTTTTTATCAAGAATGTTGATAATATTTTTTATGCCACCATCAATTTTATAACCATGTGCATATAGCCTGATTGATATGTCTTCTTCTTCTCCCATAAACCTTAGATAGTCTGGGTATCCTATTTTATTAAAAACACTTTTTTTGATTAAAGTCCCATTAAGTGAAAATTTATCATCAGACAAGCTTAAAATTTTATCTGGAGAATTTTTTATAAATTCTCTTATATCTAAATCCCAATTTAATTTAAATTCCGTTGCAGGATTAATAAAAAATAAATATGAGTTGTTATCAGAATCTCTAACTAAATTAGATCTAATTCTTGAAAAACCCATATTTTGATCCCACAAATGATATCTTATAATATCAGATTCATTAAATTTTTGAATTTTATGATGGTGGCTATCTTGAACTGCTATAGATATGTTTATAGATTTTTTATCCATAGCATTATCATATGCATTTTTTAATGTATCAACAATTCTCTTATCTCTATAAGATAAACAGACTATTGTAATTTTTATACTAGAGGTATCCAATGCTGCTCCGACTCTTTAGGAAAAGTTTTAACAATGTTAAAAGGAATAATATCGTACGCAACAGTAATTCTTGGTCCATCCCACGACCAATCACCTTGTGCATGTGGGTGACCCATTTCTGAAATAATCATTCTATCATTTTTATTTATATTTTCAACAATTTTAGAATCATCATTAAATAGCTTGTAGTATGTTGATGATGGCTCAGCATTTACACAATAGTATCCGTGGAATAAAGGAGCATATTCACCTGGAGCAGCATGGTCGTGCCAATCTAATTTTCCACCTTTGGATTCATTGATATTAAACCATCCCTGTATCATATACTTTTGTTGATCGAAATCTAAGTCATAGTATTTACAAGCTTCTTTTATTAGTTCAGAAATTCCACTATACAGATTTCTAATTCCTTCTATATGGAATTGAAATACGTTATATTCTCTCCACTTCATAGTTGAAACACTTCCAGAACTCATCCATGCTTCGTTTGGCTTAAGATCACTAACTCCAAAAACTTTAGCCTGCTGAATAAGACGATATCTGTCTATTAGTTCATTTGTTAAAAGATTTAGATCGTTGCCTAAATATTTTTCAAAAAATTTATGATCTTTCATTTTTATCCTTTATCCTAGTGGTATCCAGTGCTGCATATTATCTTGGTCTGGGAACTGTGCTAATGGTAGCATATCATAGGCTACAGTTATTCTTCTTGAATTTTGATCCCACCCGCCTTTTCTATGTGGGTGACCTGTTTCAGATAAAATAGCTCTATTATTAACGTTAATGTTGTCAAACATTTTTTCTCTATCAATTTGATAATGCGTTACTGATGGTTCAGCGTTTACGCAATAATATCCATGGAAGTATGGTGCTCCAAAACCTCCAGAGTGGTCGTGCAGATCTCCATCTGCAAGATCTTCAGACTTTTCATCACAATTAAACCATCCTTGAAGATAATATTTTTGTGATTTAAAATCAATACCGTAATATTCGCAGGCTTCTATTGTCATATCTCTTACGGCATCATAAAGATTAAAAAGTCCTTCATGTTGAAATTGAAAAATATTATATTCTTGGCTTAAAGCTGTTGCCATAACACCCGTTTGCATAGCTTCTTTTGCTCTTTCTACAGGTATGTTTGGAAATTTACCAGCAATTATATCTTTTTCTTTTTGTAATAAAAAGCTTTCAAGCGATTCTAGGTTATTATTTAAATGTCTATCAAAAAATTTATGAGGAGGTTTCATTAATTAAACTCTTTCTGTGATTGTAGTTTCTTGGTATACCAAGAATGTATAAATGTTCTTCTATTTTCATGTTCCCATAACATTTCTTCTGTTATAGAATCATCCATTTTCATTTCCCATGGTTCTCTGGTAAACGGCAATATTTGAAAAATTGGTGTTCCCTCTTTAATTACGCCTTCAAAATCTCTTCTTAAAACAAATCTTATATCAGCTGGAGGAAATTTTTTATCTGAATCTACTATAGCAGTTGGGACGTAAAATGGCAAGTCAACCCTGTTAAATGGTTGTGCAACTAAAACTGAAGTTCCTGGGGGAGTTGAAACACCAAACATCATTCTAAAAGCAAATGCTATTGGATGATAAAATGGTGGTATCGGAAACTCTACAAGCGGCATTCTATTTATAGTAAAATTATTAGATGCCCAAGACATTTCTGGGATCCCTTTTTCATTAATTTTTACATGAACATCTTCTGGCAATACAAAACAGTAACCCGAAGCAAAAGCATCAAATGTTGGAGAACAGACTTTAAGTGAAATTGCTGATGAATCAATCCCGTCATGATTATTTAACCTTACATCTGAAAGATTGTTTGATTTATTATATATGCTTATATCTTTATACCATTGTGGTATAACTGTTTTTGCTGGTACTGGATCTGGACCATTTCCAACTCTATAAAATTTTATTTTTTTCATTTAATCACCATATCATATGCTATTGCGTGTTTTTCTATTTTACCATATAAAGACTTCATATATTGATTATTTTTTTTAACAAAAAATGGTATCCAAACTGGTTGTAAATCTATCCATGGCTCTGGGTAAAGTTTTTTAAAATTTACAGAAACTTTTTCTGGTATATAAAAAGCATAACCATCAATATTTGAATTGACTATTTCTACCTCAACATCTTTATCTACCCACCAAGTACATCTAAATGCAAAAAGATTTGGAAAACAATCTTCTGGTGCGATAAAATCATGTTCTTTAATAGTCATGAATTGCTGTATTGCTGGCCTAGACATCATGTTTATTTGATTATTATCATGATCTTCAAATCTAATTAAATATTCACTATAGCATTCTTGCCTAAAAACCCCAGGTGCTACCTCTTTTGGTTTTGGAGACATTCTTCTTGCATATTCATGAATTGGTTTTAATAAATCATTTTTTATAGAATCTTTATCTTGTATTTCACTATAATAGCTAAAAGGTTGCACTAATTATATTCTTTCTTAGTCCAAAACTTTGTTCTATACCCGTTTATAAACATTGATCTTACAGCTAATCTTTTTTGATAAATATATCCTCTATCAAATTCTTCAACAGAGTGTTCCCAATTTTCCCTTTGAAATGGAACAACCCTTATTAATGGGGTGCCTTGTTTTATTACACCCTCAAAACCTTTTTTAAGGAAAAAAGACAAATGACCATCTGAAGGGAATTGATCAGTATCTACAGTAGCTGGAACAGCCATAATTGGAGATAAATCACCTAAGATCAATGGTAAAAACATTGTGCTGTATCCTTTTGGTGTTTCTACACACCATAGTGGATGAATTCTTAAAATGTCTTCATGATAAGCATCTGTATTAATTGGCATTTCTGAAACTTGCATCCTTGGATGTCCAGACACAACCCATTCTTTTAACTCATGCCATGTATTTGGTACTTCTACTAAAAATGAATTTCCATTGCTTTTTATATATATATCAATTGGGCATTTTAAAATATATCCAGCTGAAATACCATCAAACATTGGTTGACATTTTTTTACTGTTGAGTGATACCCGCCTTGTTTAAAAGATGCATCATTATTAATAAAAGATGGCTGTCTTTTATACCATTCTGGAATATTTTTAATAGCTGGTTCTGGATGCGGAGCAATGTTGAGCATCTGCCCATTTGCTGGCAAAAACTTAATTTTTGGCATACTTATTCTTTTCTATTAGATTATCAGTATATCATGTTTAGTAAATTCTTGCACCACGACCTGGCGTAAAGCCAAATGGTGTAAAGCCAAATGGTGTAAAAGCAAATGGGGTAAACGCAAATGGGGTAAACGCAAATGGTGTGAATCCAAATGGTGTAAACGCAAATGGCGTAAATCCAAATGGTGTAAACGCAAATGGTGTGAATCCAAATGGTGCAAAGGAGAAGTATGGCATGACAGTTGAAGTTGAAGCATATGCTCCTGCTCCATTTGCATTTCTACCTCTAATATAGAAATTATAATTGTTATTTACAGCAAAGGTACCAGTTACCTGTATTGTTCCACCTGCTGGATTTAAAGTTCCAGAATATGTTAGGTTAACTGCAGATCCTGTTGCATCATAAATATCTCCAGAGTTAGTTCCACTTCCCTGCAAAGCTGTCATAGGCTTTCCATTTGTTGCAATTGCTCCATATGAAATGTTAACAGTTGTAGTATTAACTACTGCAGCAGAAGCAGAAGCTGGGGCTGAGGGAACGGATGTTGGAGATTGTTGATATCTTTTTCTTGTATTATTATAGTTAGATAATACTTCTGAAGCTGGCAATGCTCTTGCATATACTCTTACTTCACCAATGTCTCCATTATACCAGTATCCTCTTCCTCCATTAGAACCGCCATAAACACCAATAGAAGAACCGTTGGCATTTGTATTTATAGTTCCAGCTTGTGTATCGGACGCCACAAGCATACCATTAATATACAAATTTCTTGATCCAGATGAATATGTTCCAACTATATGAGCCCAGTCTGTTGTATTCATGTATTGTGAATTGCTTACAACAAGGTTTGTATAACTTGAAGAATCTCCTGCAGTAGTACCAAAATTTTGTCTCCAAACAATATTTGATGCTTCTTGGAAAAGGGCATATTGAGTGTTTACATTTCCTTTTTCAAATATAAACCCATTTTGGCTTAAAGCATTTGTTCTTATCCATGCTTCAACGGATACAGTTTGTGTATTCATTAACGAATCTTCTGGATATGTTACAACAGATGTTGATCCATTAAAGCTTAAATACCCACCTTTTGCAGAATTATAAGTAACGTTAGCTAGAGTTCCAGCATATGATCGTCCACTTATATTGCTCCATGTTGTTCCAGAACCTGGGTAAGAAGATGCATTATTAGCCTCAAGCTGCATAACTAAACTTATTGTTTCTGGTCTTTGCAAATATCTTGCTTTTAATGCAGTATAATTTTGTGCTACTTCAGCATCAGATAATGAACGGTTATAAACCATTAAACTATCTACTGTTGCTGATGAAAAAGTATAAGATTCAAAAAATTGAATTGCTGCCGCTCCCGCTGTTTTTGTTGCAGATACTGGTGCAACACCACCTATATTTACACCGTCTATATATGCCGTAAATGTTGACCCATTTTTAACTCCAGTAACTATATACCATGAATCTGCAGAAAATTGATATGTAGGAGCTCCTGCATCATTAGAAGTGTTTGTTGGACCTATATTATTTCCTGTGTTATTTGGATCATATCTCCAGTGAAGGTTTCTGCTAGAAGGGAATCTCCAAATTGAAGGAGATCTATCTGTTCCTGGTGCATTGAATGAAAAGATTTTTTCCCAGTTACCTGAGTATGCTTCTGGGTATGCTGTTGTACTATTAAATTTAAGTGCAAATGAAATTGTATGAGTATCTGTATTTAATAAGTTAGTAGATGCAGTAACCCATGGAGATGCTGTAGATAATGCTGAATTTAAACCTGAAGATGCGGCTAAATTACCTGTTCCAGTTAAATTCAAACCTGCACCACTTATATCGGTCCATGTAGAACCACTTAAATAAGAGCTTCCAATATTTGAATCAACATATAAACCTAATCCGCTTGTTACATAATCGCTAATTGTTGCAGAAACATATCTTGAATATAATGCATTATAGTTTTCAGCAACTTCGGCTGCAGACAAAGCTTTATTTCCATAGAAATGGAAGTTTCCAACATATCCATTAAACCAGCCCATGTCGTCTGCTGAAAATGTTGCTGCTTTACCGATATCCATATAGTTATTTGTACCAGAAGGGGATGATGTTATTCCTGTTTGTGTTGCTATTTGAGTTCCATTAACATAAAATGTTTGGGATCCCGCTGCATAGTTAAAAACAAGAGTAAGATAGTACCAGTTACCTATTTTATAGTCTGACGTTGTTGTAAGATTGTTATTTTGCCATACTGTTCCAGTAAATCTTTTATTTGAAGCAAAAAGCGGTGGCATTGTCCAACCACCAACTGGTTCAGTTGCTGTCATCTGAACAATATTGCCAAGTGGGGTATTTGGAGAAATCCAAATACCCATTGACCATGAAGTTGTTGCAGAACCACTGTTTGGAACTGGGCCAAGTTTTATAAAACCACTTTGACCATCAAGATAAATTGAGCCACCTGCAGTTGATGAATATGTTGAACCACCATTTAATGTTGCATTTAATCCACCAGCACTTATATCATAAAGTGTTGATCCTGATTTTGGGTATGACGATGTTGAAGGTACATCATAGTGTACTGTAAGTCCAGTTGCTAACTTTAGTTCTGAACCCGCATCTTCTCCAGGTATTATTCTCATTAAATTATATCTCCAATCACTATCCAGTTTGTTCCATCATAAATCGCTGTTGCTGATGAATATTGTGTTCTAAGTTTTGGAGAACCTGAAGTTGCTCCAGATGATACTACACCCGTACCAGTTATAGTTGTTTGTCCTGCACCCATTTGTATAACAGTAATTTGTGATCCTGTTGGATAGGTTCCAGTTATTGTATATGTATTTGCTGATGCAGATGTCATTTTAACTATATTTCCTGTATCTCCCGCTGCCGAGTTAGAAGAAGATGCATTTGTTGTAAATCCATAGTTAATTGTAGCATTGTTTAAGGTTAAACCGCTTATTGTAGTAATTGTAGAACCAGATGTTATCTGTGTTGTTCCTAATGTGGGTGCTGAGTAACCAGAAACTGAAACCCATGAAAGGTTTCCACTTCCATCTGTTGTTAAGTATTTGCCAGAGTTTCCTGTTTGAGTTGGGAAAGCTGAAGAAAGATTTCCAGTTGTTATAACAGTACCTGTAGATGCTGGCAAAGTTATTGTATTTGATCCAGCAACTGCGGATGCTTGAAGAACAATTGTTCCAGATGTAGAACCATTATGTGTAATTCCACCTGTTGCAACTGCTGCTTGCAAAGTCTTATTTGTAAGAGTTTGAGTATCTGTTAGGCCAACAATTGCTGATGCTGGAATTGTTTGTCCACCTACCGCTGTGGCAGAAAGAACAGTGGTTCCATTAATCATTAATGTCTTGCCAGAAGCCAAGTTAATATTTTCTGATGAGTTAAATGATCCTGTTGATGAGTACCACTTAAGGGTTTTATCTGTAGAACCCTTAATTGTAATTCCCGCACCATTTGCAGTTACATCTGTTGGAGTAGCTGCATTAGATATAACAAGAACTTGCTCTGTTGTATTAAGAGTTGTTGAGTTAATTGTGGTTGTTGTACCATTAACTGTCAAGTTACCGCCAACTGTTACGTTACCAGTTGTTGAAAGTGTGTCTGTTGAAAGACCAGTTACAGATGGGCTGGTAGCAAGAACTACTGCTCCTGTACCTGTTACTGCTGAAACCTGAGTACCATTAATCTTAAGTACATTACCAGCACCTGCAGTATCTAATGTCTTGTTTGTCAAAGTATCGGTAGTTGCACGACCAACTAGTGTATCTGTTGAAGTTGGAAGTGTTAATGTACCTGTATTTGAGATAGTTCCAATTACTGGAGATGTAAGAGTTTTATTTGTAAGAGTCTGTGATCCAGTTAATGTAGCTACTGTTGAATCTATAGCAATTGTAACTGCTCCTGAACCTGTATAAGAAGTTCCTGACAATCCCGTTCCAATTGTAAGAGCATTAGGATTTGC